AGTAAAGAATCAGCATGGAATCATAAAGCGGTTGGTAATCTATCTAGTCCTACTAAGTCTTATGTTTATGGATTACTACAGATTAAAAATCCTATTGCTAAAGACATGAACCCTATGCAACAGATACAACTACACATGAGATACTTAGATCATCGCTATGATGGATCATCATGTAAAGCATGGCAACACTTTAAGGACAAGGGATGGCATTAGACAAGCTAAACAGTAGAAAGTACAGAGCGCACAAAGAGCGCGTGTTCGCCCGTGATGGTCGGACCTGTCGGTATTGTGGATCTGATGAGGAGCCATTGCACATTGATCACATCATTAGTCGCAAGCGTGGTGGTACTCATGACCTTGAGAACTTACAGGTGCTTTGCAAGTCATGTAATCTAAGCAAATCAAGCAAGGAAGAAGGCGTTTTTTTAGCACAGGTGGCTACCCCCCCTGTCTTTTCTTCCCGTATCTCCCCGATGCAGTCGGAGCAACCCCAAGACAGTCCTTTTAAGCTCAGACCTGATCCGATTCGATGACGGATAAACCCAAACGCAAACTACCGCTACGAGGGGCAACCGAGGCGAGGGTTCACAGCCCACTTCTAAAGGGCGCTTCTAGGTATAAAGAAGTTCTTGAGATGGTTGAGCGCTTAAAGATGGACAAGCTCATGCCTTATCAGGAATGGGTCTTAAAAGACATGATGTCTGTCGATAAAAAGAATAACTATCGAAGAAAGACCTGTTTGTTACTGATCAGTAGGCAAAATGGAAAAAGTCACCTTGGCAGAGTCAGAGTTATCTGGGGCATGTTCTATGGAGACGAAAAGAAGCTAATCATCATGTCTGCTAACAGAGCAACCTCTTTGATGCTGTTTCGTGAGATTGCTTGGACTATCGAAAGCACTCCAGAGTTAAAAGCCATGACTAAGGCCATCCGTTATGCTAACGGCGGGGAAAGAATAGAATTATTAAACGGAGCCACCCTCGATGTGATTTCCGATAACTCATCTTCACCTCGCGGTCGAACTGCCGATTTCCTCTGGATCGATGAAATCCGTGAAATCTCTGAGGATGGCTACAAAGCTGCTGTGCCAGTAACTAGAGCCAGAGCAAATGCACAAACATTCCTAACTAGCAATGCTGGAGACCATTTTAGTTCAGTGCTTAACGGATTGGTCGAGCGAGCTAAAGATTACCCGCCTGAGACTTATGGCTATTACGAGTATTCTGCGCCACAGTATTGCAAGATCGACATTGCTTCTGATTCTTTCTGGAGAACTGCTGTAGCGCCAAGTAATCCAGCTTTATCTTACATAATCACTAAGGAATCAATTGAGGAAGCAATCGCAACTAATCCAATCGAGCAGACACGAACAGAAACGCTGTGTCAATGGATCGACAGCCTACAAAGTCCGTGGCCTCATGGAATCCTTGAGGAAACTTCCGATAACACCTTAGAAATGAGTCCGGGGGCTTATACTGTGTTTGGTTTCGATACCAGTCCGTCAAAAAGACACGGGAGCTTAGTAGCAGGCCAACTTCTCCCAGATGGGCGGATTGGTATCGGGATCCTAGAGACTTACAGCTCTCAAATGGCAATAGATGAACTCAAGATGGCTGCAAGCATTAAATCATGGTGTGATCTCTATAAACCTCGTTTAGTCTGTTTTGATAAATACGCCACTCAAACAATAAGCGACAGATTGAAGCAATCTGGCGTAATGGTGGAAGATGTATCGGGCCAGCAGTTCTATAAAGCCTGTGGCGATCTATTAGAAGGCTTGGTTAATAAAAGAGTGGTTCATAATGGGATGCCAGAGCTTATACAGCAATTTAACAATTGTGCAGCCAAAGTTAATGATTCCGCGTGGCGTATCATCAAGCGCAAATCGGCAGGAGACATTTCAGCCATTATCGGCGTTGCAATGGTTGTATCGAAGTTAATGCTTCCAGAGCCTAAGCCTCAGATTTATACTTAGACACGCTATCGGCGTGTTGTCTATTTACTTGACAAATGGTATTCTTTATGTCTATGGGTATCTTTTCTCGCAAGCCACAAATGTTAGAGGCTCAAGTCGCACCTCAAATAATGGGCGATGGAATAAACTCTATTTACAGTTTTACATTTCCGACAATAGCTCGCAGAGATGCTATGTCAGTGCCATCAGTAAAAAGATGCCGCGATCTTCTCTGCACTGTTGGATCTATTCCTTTAGAATACAAGAAAAAATCTACAGGCGAAAGAATCCCAGCTCCTAGATGGGTAAGTCAATTATCTAAGTCTCAGCCACAATTTGTAACAATCAGCTACTTAGTAGATAGCCTTCTATTCTATGGCCAAGCATTTCTTGAAATTGTTGAGGTTTATTCTGAGGATCAACGCGGTGCATCATTTGAATGGGTAGCCAACACTCGTGTAACATTTGACCTTGATGTAAATAATACTTTTGTTACTCGTTATTATGTAGATGGCTCACCTAGACCAATGTCAGGTTTAGGATCTCTCGTAACATTCCAAGCATTTAACGAAGGCGTGCTAACTACCGGCGCAAGAATAATTCAAGCAGCTATTGACATTCAAAAAGCCGCATCTGTGGCAGCACAAACTCCGATGGCGACGACGGTGCTTCGGAACTCAGGAGCTGATCTTCCACCTAATGAAGTGCAGGCGCTTTTAGCATCTTGGAAAGCAGCTCGTCAAAATAGATCAACTGCTTATTTAACATCTACCTTGGAAGCGCAAAACATTGGCTTTAGTCCTAAGGACATGGGCTACCAGGATGCGATTGAAGAATTAGCAACTCAAATTTCAAGATTGTGCGGAATCCCTGCTTATTATTTGTCGGCAGATCGCAACACATCCATGACATATTCAAACATTCTTGATGAAAGAAAACAATTAGTAGCACTAGCGTTTCAACCTTTTATCTCTGCAATTGAACAACGCTTGAGCATGGATGACATTTCTACGGCTGGGCATTATGTAAAGTTTGATTTAGATTCTACTTTCTTGCGGATTGACCCTATGGAACGATTGCTCGTATTAGAAAAAATGCTTTCGCTTGGCTTAATTACAACAGAGCAAGCGATGGAAATGGAAGATTTAACACCTAACGGAAGTGAAGGCTAATGGAAACCTTATACATTGAAGCATCATCGATTGAGTGTTCAGAAGAACGCCGCGAAATCTCTGGCAAGATCGTACCTATGGGTACTGGTGAAGTCGGCAAAACTAATCTCGGTGCTTATGTCTTTGCAGCAGGATCAATCGACATTGAAGATGTGTCAAAGATCAAATTGCTAAGCCAGCACGACATGAAAAAGCCTGTTGGTCGAATGACAGCTGCCGAGTCTCGTGAAGATGGCATTTATGCAACATTTAAGTTAAGCAAATCAACAGGCGGAAATGATGCTTTGATTATGGCTAGTGAGGGTTTAGTTACAGGTCTTTCAATCGGTGCAGAAATTATCGCATCTCAACCATCACGAGATGGCCACACAGTCGTAACATCGGCTAAGTTAAAAGAAGTTTCTCTAGTTACAGAGCCAGCCTTTAAGTCTGCTCAAATCCTAGAGATCGCAGCAGAGGAAGTTACCCCTGTTGAAGAAAACCCAACTACAGAAAGCGAGACTCCAGTCGTGGAAGATACCACACCAGTCGAAGCAACACCATCAGTAGAAGCTGCGGCTGTCGAGGCTGCTCGTCCTACTGTTTCAGCAATGTACTACACAAATCCAATCATTGAAGTTACAAAGCGCAACTACTTGGAAAACACACTAAAGGCTAACCTCTTTGGTGATGATGAATCTCGTCAATGGCTACGCGCTGCTGACAACGATCAGACAACAGGTGCAGGATTTATCCCAACACCACAAAGCACACAGCTACTTAACTTCCTTTCTAACGCAGATCGCCCAGTAATTGATTCAGTTTCTCGCGGGACAATGCCAGAATTTGGAAAAACTTTTGAGCTTCCAAAGATTACTGAAGTGCCTCTAGTCGATCAGATCGATGAGAATGGTGCAGTTACAGAATCACAACTTGAAGCATCATTTATTACAGTTACAAAGAAGTCTTTCAAGGGTCGTGCAATTACTACTCTAGAATTGCTAACAAATTCAACACCTGCATTTTTAGATGAGCTTCTTGTTCAAATGGAATTTGCTTATGCAAAAGATACTGAGCAATTTGTAACTACAGCCATTCAAGGCGCTGGTACCCTTAACGCAACACCACAAGCTAACTCAGCCGATGGATTGCTAAAGTATGTATCAAGTGCAGCCGCAGCTGTTTATTCAGCATCACTTGGATTTGCTCGCAACATGGTAGTAACACCAGAACAATGGGCAAACATCATGAGTTATAACGATGGCGGTCGCCCAATCTACATCGCAGCAAATCCTCAGAATAACGCAGGTGCACTTTCACCTCTTAGCGTTCGCGGTTCAGTTGCAGGTCTTGACCTTCGTGTATCTCGTTACATGCAAGGTTCTGGCGGAGTAGGTACAGCTGATTACTCAATGGCTATTATTAACCCAGATGCTTACACATGGTATGAGGGTGCTCGTCAGCAACTTCGCACAAACATTAACTCAGACGGAACTGTAGACATTCTACTATTCGGTCAGGGAGCACTAGCCACTAAGTTAGCGGCTGGCGCAAACTGGTTCAACTTCACCTGATAACTAGGTAACTAAGTCGCTCTGAGGGGTAGTAGCCCTCTACCCCTCAGAGTCTTTAGAAAGGATCATCATGGCATTAACTACAGTCTCAGAACTTCGATCAACACTCGGAGTAGGTACGCTGTACACAGATGCCGTTTTGCAGGAAGTGTGTGACGCCTCAGATGCAGTCCTACTCCCTATGTTATGGATCAATACTAATTTTAACATTGCACACAGCAACACAGCCACAACAGGTACTTTATTTTTTGAAGAGCCCGTTGATGAAGTATTTTATGTAGGACAGACTGTAGTAGTTTCAGGCAACCGCTCAAAGTTTAATGGATCTAAAACAATCACAGAAGTAGATACTTATAGCATTACTTTTAACATTACTGGGAATAACAATGTACCTGCTCCAGAGCATCCTGTGATTCCATTTGGAACAGTTACAGCTGATGTGTATGTAGATTGGGCAGAAGATAAAGCAGTTCAAAATGCAGCTTTGATGATCGCTGTTGAAATCTGGCAAGCAAGAACCGCAACACTTTCAGGTTCTAACGCTATCGATTTCCAGCCTTCCCCTTATCGAATGAGCGCACAGCTTCTCGCTAAGGTGCGAGGATTGATCGCACACGCACTTGATCCGCGTTCGATGGTGGGATAATGCCAGTTGCAGTCACTACCCTTCGCACAACATTAGCCACAGCATTAGTCGATAACGCTAAATGGCAGACCTTTGCCTTTCCACCTGCAACTGTCTTGGCTAACTCTGTAATCGTGTCTCCAGATGATCCTTATCTAACACCTAGCAATAATCAACACATCACAATCAGCCCTATGGCTAACTTTAAGATTATTATTACTGTGCCTTTGTTTGACAATGAGGGAAACCTTAACGGTATAGAAGATGCAGTTTGTGGCGTGTTCGCTAAGCTCGCTGCATCATCTTTGACCTATAATGTAAGCGCAATAAGCGCACCTAGTATTCTCAACGCTGCATCAGGCGATCTGCTGAGCTGCGAGATGTCCGTATCAATCCTTACGAGTTGGAGTTAACATGTCCGAGTGGGAAAAAGAGAACGAAGCCTTCCTGATCAAGATCGGGCAGGTAGCACCATCATCACCAAAGCCAGCAACTACTAAGAAAGACGAGGAATAATCTCATGGCTGTATTTCTAAACAACAAGGTCGGCGTGAAGATTAACACTGTTGATCTTTCTGACCATGTAACAGCAGTAACAATCAACCGAGTATTTGATGAACTAGAAGTAACTGCTATGGGTGACTCATCACACAAGTTCGTAAAGGGCTTAGAGTCATCAACAGTAACTATCGACTTCCTAAATGACACAGCATCAGCTAATGTATTGGCAACACTACAGGCTGCATGGGGAACTACAGTTACAGCTATTTTTATCCAAGAAAAAGGAACAGCAGTATCTGCTACTAACCCGACCTATACTGTATCTTTGCTAGTCAATAATACAACAGACATCAATGGTGCTGTTGGAGACATTGGGACACAAAGCATTACATTTACTGCTAACTCAGCAGTTGCAGTATCAACATCCGCACCATTCTAAACAATTAAACAAAGGGGCTAAACATGGCAAGACTAAAGATCGTTCGTAATGATGGAAGTGTATTAGAAGGCGAAATCACCCCAGCGGTGGAGTACGCATTCGAGATGTATGCTAAAAAGGGTTTTCATAAGGCTTTCCGCGATGAGGAAAAGCAAAGCGATGTTTATTGGTTGGCATGGGAAGTCACACGCAGGTCGGGTGAAACTGTTAAGCCATTTGGGATGGACTTCATAGAAACTCTAAAGAGTGTTTCTGTCGAGGACTCCGACCCTTTAGCTTAAAGCGCGATCTCCCGTTCACCTACCTTATCGCTAGGCTAAGCATAAGGTTAGGGATCGCGCCACAACATTTATTAGAGTTAGACAAAGTAATGTTAGATGCATTATTGCAAGGTCTAAGTGATGAAGCAAAGGAGATTAAAGATGCCAGCAACAGTAAAAGGCGCCGTTAATCTTCGCAAGTCATTAAGAGAGTTCACTCCAGACTTGGCTAAGAAACTGCCTAAAGAAATAGGAGCAGCTCTCAAGCCAATCACAAAGTCTGCTAAAGGTTACTTGCCAGATCGAGGTCAAGTTCTAAGTGGATGGCTACCTCGTCAAATGTCAGAGGCAACTTTTCCAGCCTATGATCCTAGAGTGGTTAAGTCAGGCGTAGGGTATAAGACAACACCATCAAAGCCTAATAGCAGAGGTTTCAGATCATTAGCTCGCGTGTTTAACAAAACTGCCGCTGGAGCGATCTACGAGACAATGGGGCGCAAGACTCCAGAAAGTCGCTTTGTAAAGAATCAAGTTGCTAAGTCAGGCGCAGTAATGCGTGGTGATGGCAAGATGCGTGGCCGGGCTTTGTATCGTGCTTACGATGAGAATAATGGCAAGGCTAGAGTTGCAGTATTAGAAGCAATCCAGAGCGCAGCTAGACGGCTCAATGATCGAGCTACGGTGAGAGGTTAATCATGGCAAATGTAGTCATTGACATCGCAACGGAGTTCACAGGTAAAAAGGGTTTTAAGCAAGCAGAAACTGCTACCGACAAACTCACAAAGAATGTCAAAAATCTAGCAAGAAACTTTGGCTTAGCCTTTGGTACTGCTGCTGTCTTAAACTATGCAAAGACATCTATCAAGGCTGCTGCCGATGATCAGAAAGCACAGAAGCAATTAGCCCTAGCACTTGAAAATGTTGGCCTTGCTAGAGATGTTGCAAGCACAGAGCAGTACATCTCTAGGCTTCAAGCGGAGTTCGGTATCCTCGATGACCTTTTGAGGCCTGCGTATCAGAGACTAGCGGTAGCCACACAATCATCTGCCGAGAGCCAGAGATTACTTAACCTTGCTTTAGACATAAGTGCATCCACAGGGAAAGATGTTAATGCGGTCACAGTAGCATTGAGTCGCGCATACCTAGGTAATAACACAGCGCTAACCCGTCTAGGCGTAGGACTTAGCAAGGCCGATCTAAAGAGCAAGTCATTTGAGGAAATTACAACACAGTTAGCAGATACCTTTGCTGGCTCTGCCACAGCAGCAGCACAGACATTCTCAGGCCAGTTAGCCATTCTCTCTACAGGAGCCGCAGAAGCCTCAGAGATCATTGGCACTGGCCTTATTGACTCATTGAAACTGCTTAGCGATGGTGGATCAATCTCTAATGTAGTTACAGACATGAAGGCGTTAGCAACAGCCATTTCTGATACAACTACTGGCATCGCATTATTTATCAAAGAAGTTAAAGCAATCCCAGTATTAGGCTCTGCTCTAGGCTTCCTGTTTGAAGACATTGGTACAGGCATTATCTTTAGCAAGGCTGGCAAAGAAAGACGAGAGCGCCTTGCCTACAATAAGAATGAGCACATGTCTAAAATGGCTCAAGTTAAGTCTGACACAAAGATTACTAAACTAGGTTCAGAGCAACTATCTAACGCAAAGAAACTTGCTGCAACTCAAAAGCAAATAGCAGCTGAAAAGAAAAAGCAAGAAATCCTAGACAAGGCGGCGTTAGTCCTTGCACAAGGCAAAAAAGTATTTGATGAAGAAGGTATCCAGTTAGCCGCTGCCGCGCAAGGCAAACTAACAGAGGAAGAAAAGGCTCGCGTAGGGCTTAAAAAAGACATCCTTGACCTAGAGGCTGCAATCAATGAAGGCAATGTTACAGCTGCGGCTCGCCTTGCTAACAGCATGGTTGCTAATGCTCAGAAGTTAGCAGCCCTTCGCGGTGACATGATTAGCCTTAATGACATTGAAAATCCATTTACAGCATGGCTTGAAACACTTAAGCAGATGGCTTTAGAACTTGCTAAATTGGCCAACATCAAGCCACCAACTGCATTACCTATGGGTGGGGCTATGGCAGAGCCTTTGTATAAATACAACACATTAAGCCAACAGCTTGTGCCTGGCACAACATCAAGATCTGAGCAGGGTTTTGGTGGTGGACAGTTTGACATGAACTTAATTCCTAGCACTCCATTGTACGGTTACAACTCATTAAGCCAACAGGCAATACCAAACGGTGACACTATTGTGAACATTTCTGTCACAGGATCAGTTACAACAGAGCGCGATCTAGTTGCAGCCATTACACAAGGACTCTACGCGCAACAGGCTTCTGGTACTCCAGTTAATTACAGTACGGCGTACTAATGGCGCTACCAGCAACCCCTATCGTACGAATTAACCTAACTGGTGGAGCCTCATTCGGTGAAGCCTTTGTTTTGGGTTCATCCCGTCTGGGCTTTGCTGAGTTTGCTTCTGGATCTACAGTCATTGTTGATGTATCTAATCAAGTTTCTAAGATAGATACTCGCAAAGAACGCAACCTATTTCAGGATAAGTATCTCTCAGGCACAGCCACAGTTCGCATCATTGATGAGAATGGTGACTGGAACCCTCAGAATACTTCAAGCCCCTACTACCCTAATCTTGTGCCTTTACGCTCTATTCAGATTTCAGCAGCTTATAGCGGTACTACCTATCCAATCTTCAAGGGTTACATTACTGAGTATCACTACACCTACCCTAAAGATCAGGAGATTGGCTATGTCGATCTAATCTGTTCAGATGGATTTAAGCTGCTGTTCAACTCCAATGTCACTACAGTTACAGGCCAAGCGGCTGGGCAAGACACAGGCACACGCATTGACAAGATCCTCAACACTATTGGATGGCCTGCAAGCCAGAGATCAATCCAGACAGGTAACACATTATGTGTAGCTGATCCAGCAACGACACGCACAGGCCTTACAGCCATTCAGACAGCAGAGTTTACAGAGCAAGGGGCTTTCTATGTGGACAAGGCAGGTAACGCTGTATTCAAGAATCGCCAGTTCGTCTTTGATGCTCAGGCTGTCTCACCTACTAAATTCTCTAATGCAGTAGCTTCTCCAGACATTAACTATGCAGGCATAGTCTTTGCCCATGACGACAAAACAATTGTCAATCAGGCAACAGTTACGCGCATAGGCGGCACAGCTCAGACTTTCTCAGATGCTACTTCTGTGACACAGTATTTCCTGCACTCTGTAACAGCCGATCAAATGCTTATGCAGACAGATGCCAATGCCCTAGACCTAGCCACAGCCTATGTCACAACCCGCAAAGAGACCACAATCCGCATTGAGTCAATTACTTTGGATCTTGTAACTCTAGGCTATGGGGCAGGAATTGCAGCAGCTTTAGATCTTGATTATTTTGACACTATGGAGATAACAAATGTCAATGTCTCAGGCACTACCATTGTTAAGACCTTGCAATGTCAGGGTATTAGCCACAGCATCACCCCTAACACTTGGGTTACAGTTTTGACCACGCAAGAACCATTACTTGATGTGATGTACTAGAATAGGACTATGGAGAAACAATCATGGCAGTAGGATTACCGCTCAAAACCACTTATGCTAATGGTGATGTCTTTTCGGCATCCGACATCAATGATACCAACGGTACAATCAACATCACTGCTGCACCTTTTGCTGCTGGCAAGAACAAGATCATCAATGGTGACTTTGGCGTGTGGCAACGAGGCACTTCATTTACACCAGCCTTTGATGCATACACAGCAGATCGCTGGCAAGAAGATGCAACTACTGCCTATCCAACAAGCCAAACAATTTCCCAGCAATCTTTTACCCCAGGTACAGCACCAGTTGCAGGGTATGAAGGAAGATTCTTTTTACGCTTTGCTTACACTTATGCACCTGGCAACGGTGGATCTTTTATTACTCAAAAGATTGAGAATGTTCAAACCTTTGCAGGCCAGACAATAACAGTCTCATTTTGGGCTAAGGCTGGCGCTGCAATAAACATGGACAATGCAACCCTTCGCCAGAACTTTGGAAGCGGTGGATCCACTACTGTTCAAACTACAGTAGGAGCTGCAAGCCTAACAACATCATGGCAACGCTTTAGTTTCACTGTAGCAGTTCCTTCTATTAGCGGAAAGACGATAGGAACAAACTCTTTCCTTGAGTTGCGTATCTTTATGCCAGCAACATCTAGCACCACAGACATCTGGGGAGTTCAAGTTGAAGCAGGTTCAGTCGCTACCGCTTTTCAAACTGCAACAGGAACAATCCAAGGAGAATTAGCCGCTTGCCAGAGGTACTATTACCGACTTACAGCCCTTGCAAATAATGCTGCTATCGGTCTAGGCTTTGCAACTTCCACTACTAATAGCAGACAATTTACATCTTTACCTGTTGAAATGCGAGTAACACCAACTTCTATAGAGTATTCAACACTAGAAATAGGAGACAATGCCAATCCAGCAATAGATGTAACTACTGCAACTTTGAATGTAGCAAGCAATACAAGGGTTGGAGTACTTAGTGTTGATGTGGCCAGTGGGGCAACTCAATACAGACCTTATGCCTTAAGACTAAAAACTGCTTCAACATCTTTTCTTGGATTTAGCGCGGAACTTTAGGAGATAACAATGGACAATGTAACTTTTATTTTTGACACAGATGGTTTTGAACACGCGATAATTGACCACGGCAACGAGGAATTTACCTCAATGCCTAAATCAGAATACGACCGCCAGCAAGCGGAACAATCCACACCGAGTGTTATAGATGAAGCCTAAACTTTCCAAAGCTGCTATTCAGTTACGGGAACAGTTTGATGATGCCTACCCAGATCGTGACCGCACATCGGATGGTTGGATCGGTGATACCCGACATGGTGCTCGTAAGTCTGATCATAATCCAGATGAGCAAGGCTGGGTACGCGCCATTGACATCGATCGTGACCTATCAGGAAAAGCCAAGCCCGACCTCATGCCCGACCTTGTTGATCAAATTCGTGCAGCCTGTAAAAAAGGATCTGAAAAGCGTGTCGCTTACATTATTTTTAACGGGTCAATCTGCTCCCCTATTCTTAGGTGGAAGTGGCGCAAGTACACAGGGGCTAACAAACACACTCACCATGTTCATTTCAGCTTTAAGAAAGAAGCTGACTTACGCGGTGAATTTTATCAGATACCTATGTTAGGCGGAGAAAAATGAATCTAAAGAATCCAATCGTCCTTGCAGCTGGAGCCTTCCTTGCAGCATGGTCAGCAACTAATTTCGATGCAGACTACAGAGCAATCTTGTGGTCAATACTTTCAGGCGTTTTTGGTTATGCCTCACCTAAACGATAATGACTGCGCAGGACATGGCGGTTCTTGCTGTTGCTGCTACGACCGTTATTGGTTCGTTTATTGGCTCGGTGCGATGGTTAGTAAAGCACTACCTTCAAGAACTAAAGCCTAACTCTGGCTCATCTATGCGCGATCAAATAAATCTATTAGAGGCGCGTGTCGAAACTATCCTTCGTATCTTAGAGAAGTGACAATTATCCTATGGCAAGAAAAAAGGTTATAGACCTAGACACTTACACAGCTCTTGATGCCTGGGCAATTAGCCTGCAAGAGATGTATCGAGCATTGCGTAGAGCAGGCATGGATGTTGATTTAGCATTAGCAATCATCATTGAGCCTACAGCTTATCCTGCGTGGATCTTGCCATCTCCAGTCGATCCAGAAAGGTTCGGCGATTACGAAGATGAGGATGACGATTAAGCGAATAGTTATTTTGAGTGATCTTCAAGTACCTTTTGAAGATACACATGTAACACGCAACATCTCTAAATTCTTGACAACATTCAAGCCAGATCAAACGGTAACGATCGGCGATGAAATAGATTTCAATACCATTTCAAAGTTTAGTGATGGTACGCCAGAGGCTTATCAACAGACTCTAGGCGATGATCGTGATCGATGTGTTGATCTTCTATGGGATCTGGGCGTAACTGACTGCATTAGATCAAATCACACAGATCGCCTGTACAACATCATCATGAAAAAGATCCCATCTTTCCTATCTTTGCCAGAGCTGCGCTTTGAAAAGTTTATGAAGTTTGATGAGCTTGGTATCACCTTTCACAAAAAGCCTATGCAACTGGCTCCAAATTGGGTAGCCGTTCATGGGGATCACACTCCTATCAAGCCACAGGGCGGAATGAGCGCAATGGAAGCAGCTCGCAGGACGGGTCAAAACATCGTCTCAGGGCATACGCATCGCGCTGGCAGGACATCGTTCTCAGAAGCCATAGGAGGCCGTATGGGGCGCGTTCTCCATGGGGTTGAGGTAGGTAATCTAATGGACTTCAAACAGGCTCTATACACCCGTGGAACGGCTAATTGGCAACAGGCTTTTGCCATCATGTACATCAAAGGTAAGAATGTTCAGGTTGATCTGATCTACATAGAAAAGAACGGCACCTTTATAGTCAATGGCAAAATCTATGGACGACCTCGTTAGAGACATCTTTCCCGTCAGGCGCACGATTGACGATGCAGTTGATGAGGCAGAATCGTTATCATTTCGTTATCAAATAAAACATAAATAGTCGCAGGGCTGTGCAACACTAAGCCTGTCACCAGCCGAGGGCGCTGGTGCGATAGGAGTAACAATGACTGACAATCAAGTTGTAGGCATAGTGGTGATTCTTATACCACTAGCACTATGGATTATTTACGCACATGTCTGGGAATCAGGTTATGAGCGAGGCAAGCGCGAGGGTTATCACAGAGGTCGAGCTGTGAACAGACAAGAATTTTGGCAAGAATGATAGCTCGTGACATCTTACTCAACGCCACAGACACAATCTCTGATCGTGGCCTTTCATACGGTCACCCGGCAGATAACTTGCAACACACCGCAATGCTCCTTAGTGCATACCTACAAATGCCAATACATGACTATCAGGTGGCAGGGATCATGGTACTTGTTAAACTTGCGAGAACTAATCAATCAGCACAACATCTCGATAACTGGGTCGATCTATGCAGCTACGGCGCACTCGGTGGACAATTAGCAACAGAGGAGAATGGGCTTTATGTTTAATCTAGCAGACTATGAACCAGTAGAGGTGAGACTTGAGAAATTTATTAAGGACTATCCAGATTTTCGTATTTCAACTGAGTTGGAAGTTATCGAGGCTAGTAGATA